ATAACTACATTAGAAGTTGCATCCCAAATCAAATGAGTACTCACACTTGTGTCCGCAATTGACCATTCTACTGCAGCCAAGTTTACTATACTACCTGTCACCCAACCCACCAGGCTGGAAGCATCCAGAATATTCAACACTGAATTCGTACCAGTGATGGTAGTCTTGATTATGGTTCTCCATCTGCTATCTTGTATTGTTTGATTTGTTACTGCCATTTTATTTCTCCGTACGAGGCGGAAGTGTGACCCCTGTTGTATAATCACTTCTCTTTAATAATACTATTTATACAAATGAGCGCATAAAAAAACGCCCCTGCGGTGGGAGGGGCGTTCCAAAGTACATCCATTATAATTGTATTATGGCGGATGCTTTTTGTAGATTACTTCTTACATAAGGTTGTTGACCTGAACTCTGCGGTAGTACACGTTCGAGTTCCGAGCGCCGGCACCATCTGTCTGAGCAGATACCTGAGCGAACGGGTTGACTTGCATACCATAACGAGTCTTAAAGCCAATCTTCGGCTGGAAGGAACTCTCACCAACGGCACGGACCATCTGTAACGGAACGTACGGGCAATAGAACAAGCCAGCGTCATAAGGCGATGTGCCTTTGTAACCAACAACATAGTACTGACCAAGTGTAGCACCAGCGGCTGTACCGGCTGTCGGATATGGAGCTGTCATGTTTGCATACGGATCAACATAGACTTTGAAGCGACCATTCAATGTACCAGCGAATGTGTTGCCTGTGGAGTCAACATTAAGATTGTCAGACAGCGAGGACTGATAGTCGAGTAGACCAGCCATTGTCATAGCAGACGCAACATCAGCAGATGTTATGATAATGTTACCCTTACCGCGTCGTGTGTCACGAGCAATAACATTGGCATCACGTTCGATAGCAAACATCAAGCCTTTCCAGCGTTCAACTGACCAGCGACCGTTGGAGTCTGTATCCAAATCGAAAATACCAGTAGTTGTGGTGTTCATAGCAGCACCTATCACGGCATTTGCATAAATTGTCCTGATCACTTCTCGGTTGATTTCAGCAAGGATTTCAGATGACAGAATATTAGCAAGTTCTGTCTCAGCATCCAAACCGTGAATCGCTTTCAAGTCCTGAGCAAGTTCCATCGTGTATTCAGCTTTCAGCGCACGGGACTTCGCAGTCACGGTTGCTTTCTCTATGCTGAATGCCATCTGAGCAAACGCAGTGCCCGCGTCAGAGTTACCAAGAGCTTCAGCAGCACTTGTAGCCATACCTGTACCAGTTGTATAGGTGGCCGCACTTAGAGCCTTCAGTACGTCAGTACCCAATTGAGTACCTGTACCCGCGAACCCAGTGTTCGCTTCGTTAAACAGCGCTTCCGTTCCACTCTGTGAAGTGTAACGAGCCTTCATCGCAAAGATAAGTCCAGTAGGACCAGTCATTGGCTGTACGCCGCAAACATCATAAGCGATTAGTGAAGGCATGGCACGACGAACCAGCGAGATTAGGATCGGATCCCAATTCGCAATCGCAGAACCTGTTGCGTTTGCAGGTGTAGCTTCTGCTAGAAATGCACTATCTTCCCGCATAGCTTTTTCCTGGTTTTCTAAAATTACAGTTGTAACAGCACGCCGGTACGGATCCTTAATCTCTGGAAGATCAGGATGATTCAGGACTGGCTGCCATTTTTCCTGTAGGTGTTCAGTTTGATACATTTTTACTTACTCCCTATTATTGTTGTTAAGCAGGCTGCTCTTGCCCGGCGCCAACTCCATGTTTCTGGCCTCGGGTAATTGCAGTCAAATAAGCAGCCATATGGTCGGATACATCTAATTCTTCCGTTTCTGTTCCGGCTGTTGTGTTGTCATCAGATTTTACAGAAGCTTTCGGAAAGTATGATTCTTTGAGTGTGTTGACTTTATCTCTATAGTTTTCTTCACTCTGGTATTCAATACTCTCTGTCAGTTCAGCAAATTTCTCTACTTCTGTATCTGCAAGATCAGAAGCAACATCTAGAAGAATCTCATTTTTCGTGAGTTCTCCATTTTCTTTCGTGAGTTCAATATTATCTGCAATGGACTCGTTCAACTTACCTTCAAGCTCATCCACCTTCTCGGCGGCAGCATCAAGCATGTCGTACTGTTCATCAGGCATAGCAATATTGTGCTCTTCAAATAGCGCTCTTAGGCCTGCGATAAAGCTGTCCGCGATTTCCGTTTTCATTTTATGTTCAACGGCCATCTCGTTCTTCTTCATCCACTCCTGAACGACATAGTTGAGATAGTTATCAACCTGCTCCGCCATTTCGTTCTGTGCTTCATCAAGCTCTTTTGCATATAACTCTTGGTACTTCTCCTCCAGACGTTCCATTTCCTCTCGTAGTTTGGACTTGATCGCAGCTTCTAGAATAGTAGCTGCTTTCTTCTTAAACTCGTCCGAAAGATCATCCTCTCCTTCCGAAAGTGCCTGTGCGTCATCAGAGAAATCCATTGAAGAAATACGCTCTTCTATTGTCTCCTCTTCCACTTCTTCCTCGGCAATAACATCCTCACCCTCAACCTCGAGCTCTTCACGAGCACCAGATTTCATAGGACCAGAACCGTCACCTTGAGCCTTTCCAGAAGCCTTTGAAGCTAAACCTTTACCACCAGGACCTCCAGGTGGTGTAGCTTTCTTCGCTTTCTTCGTCGCGGCATCGCCGGGATCCGTAGTGGCATCAGGAGAAACAACAGCAGGACCCATGTCTTGCACTTCACCAGGCAACTTTTCAGACTTCTGGTCGCCAGGTGCAGCACCTTTAGTGGGGGCGTCTGCAGCTATCTCGTCGAGCTGTTCTTCTTCCACAAATTCTTCATTTGCGAAAGTTTCTAGCTCCGTATTGATGTCTGTCATTTGGATTAACTCCCTGTTTGTTTTGTTAATATTAGTTATTTATTATTTTCAAAAGTTAGACATGAACTCATTAAAGAGTTTTATCTTCTTTTCTTCTAATCTCTTAGATTCTTTCCGCAACTCTGCACGATATTTGGCAATATTAACTTCCTTAACAACACCATTATCCCAAATCCATTCCTTATTTTCCATAATACCTTCTACGAAAGCATTAGGTGCAGACGGATCAGCGACAATATCAGCAGCAGTTGCAAGATAAAAGTCATCTTTAACCACATGCATATCCTTTCTTGGTTCTAACGAACCCATACCTCTAGACGAGACACCAAGCTTGGCACCTTCATCAATAAGATTCTTTACTATTTTTCCATACGGAGTATCCATAATTTTAGCTTCACCAACAAACTGTTTACCATCTGGATACAACTTCGTAATCATATGCGATACACGTTCTAGGTTCACTGTAGGACCATCTGGATGTCCCAGTTCACCAAACGCACGTTTCTGTTGGATGTATTCTTTATTGTATCGCTTAACTTCTTTCTCTAATACATTCATCGGATACATTCTGTTGTTCCGATTCTTTATATCAGCCTCCATGAATACACCTCTGATGCGATAGTTTTTCTTACCCTCAGCATCATCTTCAGTAATAAACTCTATGTCATCTAGATGTTCAGATATAAGTTTCATTGTTAGTCTTCCTCGACCTCAGCGGGATCTCCTGTGATACCTGTGTCTACAGGTGTGGGATCCACTTCGGGGGCAATAATTGTCTCATATTCAAATGCAGTTCGAGCTAAATCATGTTTGGCATTTACCCATTCATGTTCTCTCTTTGCAGCAACAAGTGTATCAAATGCATCATTAGCAGCTGATAAATCACCAACAGTAACAGCGTCTACCATATCCCGAACGGACGTCTGTGACTTCTCTATTTTATTATCTTCTCTTTTACCCATAACAATTCCCCATGTTTTGTATATTTATATGTTTTGATTTTCCGGACCACCAAACTTACGACCCGCATCCGCATCAGGCACAGCGGCACCTTGTCCGGGTGCTCCTTGTGGTTCTTGCTCGAACTCACCATCAGGCATCGCACCAAAACCACCGTCAGGTCCACCCATATTCGTACCCGCTTCAGGATCAATAATCTCTGCGGCCTTTTC